CTGCAGGTGCATAAAATACGCCAAGTTGTTCAATTAATGAAACATTCCAATCACGAGAAGTGTCCGCAAACTGAATATGCTTTAGATTCTTTAAATCGTCATGAGAAGATTGCCAAGCAATTTTGCAAAATTCATTATCTGTACTTCCTGTCAATAGAACTGCGTCGCGATCTGCGAAATCTTGGAACAACTTATCATATGCAACAATCTCTGTAGGACATACAAATGTAAAGTCTTTTGGATAGTATACAATAACTTTCCACTTACCATCGAAAGACTTTTCTGTAATGTCAAAAAATTGTTCACCTTTACTACCAATCGGATTAACTCCTGTTACTGCAAATTCTTCTAATTTATCGCCAACTGTTTTCATTAAATTCTCCTGTGTTTCAAAAAATAAAGAGGATTTTCACCCTCGTATATAATATTTTATAATAGTTTTTATTAAATAGCAATTAATTTTTCATTGTATTTTTTAATCGCATTAATATCCTCTTTCAATGTGAAATTGATTTCTTAAGTCAATGAATTTGTTGATCCATGTGTTTCTTTTTTCTTCGAAAATCAATGGCGACTCATCATCAACAGCCATCAATATCACAATTTTCGGAACAGAGATTCCTGTTTGTTCTTCGAACGCTACTGCATATGCAGCACATTGCATAAAGTAACCATGAATGTCGTCTCTACGCTTTATTCTTTTTGATGTTTTAAAATCTACAACACTAAGTTTACCTTCGTATTCTGCGATACAGTCAACTGTTCCTGCGACTTGTAGGTGGTCAGAATAGAGTGGAGTTTCCAAGCAGTGTATGTTGTTGATTTTTGAGAGGACTGGTTTAAATGTAGACCAAGTTTCTGAGTCAAAGATATCTGGTTCAACAGACTCATTATTGAGATAGGATTCGCAGAGTGAGTGTATTCTTGTTCCGCGATTTGCTGCTTTTGTTGAGATACGATTGGCTTCTTCTTCGCCAACTCGTTTTCTCCATGCGATGATTGCTTCTTTTCCAAGCAATCCTGTAACGCTTGTGACGGAAGGATAGCGTTTACCCGAAGGGGTTTCGTAGAGTCTACCATCTGGGGTCTCAACACGCTGTATTCGCTGTATATCATGATGTATATGTGTAAACATTATTACGGTTCCACTTTATCTTCATACTTTAATTTTGCCATTATGTAGTCTTTAACTAAACTACTTCTTACGATGTCATCAACAGTAAATTCAATCCTAGTAAAAGCATGCATGTGGTGAGCAACATCAAAAAATTTTAAAATTCCAGTCACATCATTCTTCCTTTTATTTAAGTCAGTTTGACGATAATCACCACACCAAATAATTTTAGAACGATAGCCAACACGTGTCATTACTGTATCAATTTCTTCAAAATTTAAGTTCTGCATCTCATCAACAATAATAATAGCATCATCAAAAGACATACCACGAATGAAAGATGTTGAAATGAAAGAGATGTGTCCCTGTTCTTCTAATCTTTGGTATGCGTCTTTACGACCAAATAATGTCTCACATATTTGTCGATATGGTTGCTCATAAATCTCCATCTTTTCACCAACATCGCCTGGAAGATGACCCATCTCACGAGATTGAACTGCTGAACGAACAATAATAATTTTATTAAATGGATTACTTTTATCTAAGACTTCTTCAATTGCTTTATAGAGAGCGATAAAAGTTTTTCCAGTTCCAGCAACACCATGTAGTGCTACGAAATAATCCCCACGTTTATATGCATCAAAAAATATTTTTTGATTCTCTGTTAGAGGTTGGAAAGTTTTTAAATCATCAATTCTTAATTTTAAGTGATTATTTGCATTTGTGTTTATAGAAGTTACTCTTCTATTTTGAGGCTCAACACTATCGGATTCTAGTAATTTTGCTGTTGCTTTTCGAGCCATTAGTTTTCCTTAAAGTTGACTAGATATTTTATTCAATTTGCTTCCTGGAGTTCGTTCATGTACTTTTTGCAGGACTTCTTTAAATCCAGTATCCATTTTACGTGCGCCAACTCTTACTGGATCGCAAACCATTGGAGCGCCAGTAATAATAGTCTCTAGATGCTGGTGTTCTTGTAAGTATTCTTCTCTTGCAGAAATACTCATAAACTGTTCGAAGGTTTCGCCAGTATTTTTATTACGAAAGGTATATGTAGGCATATTTTTATTTATAAAGTGAAACAAGATAATCTGCGGTTAATTCGTGAATTGGTGTACCTGTTACCTTTTCGTGTTGTTCTAATGTACAACTACAGTTAGATTCCCCGTACACATATCCATCATCAGTTTCATAAACATCGATGTAACAAATTCCAATTTTTCCAGCACCAGTAACTTTAGCAATATTCTCAACAAATTTTATAAGTTCTGGATCAACATTTTTCTCATGTTTTACATGAGGATTAATACAGACAGTGCATTTCCAACCACCTGGTAATGGAGCATCCCAAGTTACTGCTTCTGCAACAACTTTACCACCATGAACAATACATCTAATAATCCTGGAATACTTTAATGTTTTCTGAATTGTCCATTGATCAACGTAGGTTAAACGATTAAAATCGAAATCATCAAGTTCTTTCTTCTTTAATCTCCAAACATTGCTACCATTACCAGAAGAATAATTTGGTTTTATTACAATGTCATCAGTATCTAGCTGTTGCATAATTTCTTCAATTCTATATCTGTTGCTAGTTGGGTTTCCATCATTAAGAAATATTTTATCATAATTTAATGCAGTCTTTATACCACCAGCAATAGCAACCTTTTGTGCGTACAATTTATTATTTGTTATGTGGATATATTCTGATGTATTTACTAAAATGGCTCCATTATTTTCTATATTAGAATATTTCTGCACATCCTTCGCATTGTATGTTCTAAAATGCACAAGATTTTTCTCTGTCTTTGTTTCTTGGAATACATTTAGGAAATTACCAGCAGAGCAAAGTTTTACTGGAATATTGTATTTGGTTTTTATTACAGACGCTATCCATGCTGGATAAGTAATAATCCCCAATGTATTTCTTTCTTCCATAAAAGATGATAGTATGTAAATCATTTAAGTAAATATTTTGCAATTTTAATATGATGATTGCCATTTGTTACTGTTTCAAGAGACGATTCGAAGCAAGCAAAGACCCTTAAAGATCCAGAGATATCTATTACTATCTCAACAATACCAATCTCTAAGTTAATCGCTTTTGCTGTAGAATTGACAAGAGTTTCTATTGCAGGATTTTTGAATTTTTCAAAACTAGAATATGATAATGTACTAGAACATATTGTTGAATCATCAACATACTTACCATTAATGACTCTAGATCTTGTGTATTTTTCAACAGGTGGACACTCAAAAATCATCCACAAATAATCAAGATTTATGTCATCAGAGATATATGAATTTTTTTTATGCAATTTATGCCAATAATTAAAGTTTTTTGCTCTTAAATAAAACTCTTGTATATTGTATTCTCTTACATATTCAACAAGAAAATCATTAAAGTTTTGACCAAATCCTCGTGTTCTATCAAGATTTGTTTTTGCAAAAGTTTGGTCGTGTAAGTAAACAGTAGGTATTTTGTTCTCTACAAGTTTTTCATTCAATAGTTTATAATCTCTAAGAACTGTGAGTGTATCAAAAGAATTTACTAATTTAAATCCACGAGCTTCTAATTTTTTAGACGCATTTAATATATCAAGATTTAAAGATCTTATGTAAATTTTATCAGAATCTGAAGATGGATACACATAATCATCGACCATATTCATAAATAGTTTTTGTGAAATTATTTTACATTTCTCACCAGATTTAAGTATCTCTACAGCAATACTCTCGACATTCAACACTTCCCCTGAACATCTTTGTTTCCATGATTGATTATCAACAAGAATATAGATCATGCCTTATATGTCCTGTTTAACATAGTATGATTATGGTCAGTTGGACCCCAATCTCCATCTGGATGAAATGCTATCACAACCATATTGCTTTGGTTGGTTTTAAATCTATGCAATTCTCTCTCCTCAATACAAAACAGTGTTCCTGGTGTTAAAGGTATTTCTTTCTCATTAATCTTATCTTCTTTCACACAAGCTGTCCCACTACCAGAAATTACCATACCAATTCTAATACTTGGGTGAATGTGATATGACTGCTCAACATGTGGTGGGAAAAACAACGCACTCACTGAAGGATCGCCTTGCCTTGGTGGATAAATTAATAAACTATCGCTACATCCGTCAATATAAACAAGACGACCAGAATCTTCGAGTGGACCACCAACCATGTCTTGTCCTCTAAAACCTATTCTAGTAATAATTCCTACTTTACCACTATATCTTAATTCATTACAACCCCAAGACCAACACGAAAAATATTGACCAGCAGTTGCGCTCATTCCGTTTGGTAAAAGAACATCACCAGAAAAAACATATCCGTAAATATTTGAATATTCATTTGTGTATGTAAATCCCTGATCGTAACTTCCATTAATACATTCTGTGGAATCGTACATCGCTGCCGAAGATGGATACATTGTGTTGGTATAATCCAACCACACTTCGTTTTCTTTTGAGTAGATTTTCATGATTAAAAAATAAAGCTGTTGTTTTTGTTTAATAGAAGTTCCGAGTCTGGAACAATGTCATAGTAATTCATATTAGAATCAATCGCCATAGCCATCGGTTTACGGTTGCATATTTTTGGTAAGCTACCAATCTTAATTTTGTTCAATTTATAATTTTCATTTTTATCAAAGTCAAAAATATATTCCTTACATATATATTTGTAGGTTTTAAGCGTATCATAGATATGCTCATCGCTATTGTTCATAGACCACAATTGAAATTCTTTTGTGCTAAAAAACATGAAATAATTATCTTCTGGTTTAACATACATTCTAGTTTTTGCTGACACTAGGGACAAAATCCTAAAGTAAACACACTGCCATTTTAATGTGAGATTACACCACCAAAGAAATTTACTCATAGTATCAATTTTTACTGGCGCATTTAATGTAATCTGTTCAAGTAAATTAACATAGTGTTCTGTTTGTTGTAGCGTATTAGATGGACTATTGAGATATTTCATCAGTTTAGAGTGCGTAAGTTCATCGTGCACAATTTCTTTTTCGCCATATCGTATAATCAACTGTTGCATCATCCATGATCCAAAAAGCTGGTCATTTCCTTCTGCAGTAACACAAATATATTTTGGATCACCAATCGTATTAACAAAACTATGCGATGGTATAATCTTCAAATTGTTTGAGATATAGTTCTCGTAAAAATCTTTATTCTCACAATAGCTCTCAAATGACATCATAATATTAATTAATTTCTTTTGTGATTTAGTCGCCACTTTTAACATAGAAACAACAACACAAGTGCTATCAATTCCGCCACTGTAAAATATACACAGTTCTCGGTTAGTTTTTTCGGCATGCTCAAGTAACTGCTTAGCTCTTAACTCACAACATTCACCATACGATATTGTCGTCTTTTCATATGTAGGCAGCTCAAATCCAGGCAGCAACTTTATATTAAATGGAGACTTTATAGTGTTCGTTCTATCATAAAACGTAATGTTTTTTCCGAGAAAAAACAAAAAGTTTTTAAAATTATTAATTCCAGGATAATCTCCGTATTTCTGTAGAAATTCTGATTTATTACTACCATATACGCCAGTCATATCCTCGTAAAACATCTCAACAGTATTAACAAAATAAAACTCAGAGGATACCATATTCATATGCTTCCTTGATAAAGTTTGAAACTACTTCCTGTATTGCAAAGAAATCTGTTTGTTTTATAACCAAATCGGTATATTTCATCCGTAGAGTTTCGGTCTCATTTAAATATGATAAACGAAGAGTACGCATAGTGATAATCTGCTCAGCTGCTTGTTCGAGAGTAATGTTCTTAATCTCAGCATATGATTTTAAAAACAAAGTGTTTCCCGCATTCTTTGTTGCTAAGTAGGTAGTTGCCTCAATATATTTCTGCGTGTAAATATCATCTTGTAAAAACATATCATTATATTGTTGATTACGAATGAAAGCGATTTCAAGATGAATTCTGTCAAGCGCAGATCCTATTTCATTAAGTAGCATACAACGATAGTATTCTTCAAAACTATTAAAGTTTTTTGCTTGTGGAACCAACGCTTTATACTCGTTAAACCAGCCCCAGTAAATACAGTTATCATGAGTAATCTCATTATCCCATTGTCTTGCAATGCGTTTATTACAAGATGAAATCTCATTAACATTAATTATTGTTGACATCGCTCTAGTTGTGCTTGTATTGTTTGTTACGCACACAACTCTCTGTGTTTCTAAATCAATCAATGAATGTAATCGTCCACCATAGTTTGTGACTTTTATAACTCTATTGTGCGATTTTAGTTTTTCTTTAAATTCAATTTCATTCATACTGTAAACCAGTTAGGAATTTGTCTGTTGGTCCATTTTGCGAAATGCGCTTTCTTTTCTATATAATATTTTTTATAGGAAGCAATTGAGTCGCCTGGAATTTTGCAATCTTCTGGCATAGCTGGTGTTGGTTCTGTAAATGAACCGATTGGAATATTTTTAGGAAAATTATTTTTAAGAGTTTGCATCAAACCTGATCTCTCAACACTGTGTGTTTTATTGTACCGATGAGTATACTCTCTACAGGTTTCTTCAAGAAGTTCAGCTAACCACATGTAGTTTTGCGCATTTTTTCTAGCCCAAATTGCTGACGGATGGTTGATGTGCGATGCTTTGAATAGAATAGAGTCAAGAGAAACTTCTTCTAATTTCCATCTCTTAATATTTCTACCTGCTTCAGTTTTTCCAATGTATTGTTTACCATCAAGTAAACGATGTGCTGTTGACAGTAGCTGAGCATACTCAAGTATCATCTTAACTACATGCTTATCTAAGTGCATCTCAGCGCAAGTGTGCGGATTATTATCTAAATAAAAAATATTCATCGTAATGCTTTAATAGCGAATAATTGTAAAACAATATTATCTAACAACATTAATGTTTGCCTAATAATAGAATCATTATGTAAAATACCATGACCACCAGCACGAACAAATGGATCAATGCATCCAAACGAATCATCGATTAAGATTGATTCAGGTGTTGCGTAATTGGCTTTCTCCTGTTTACTTCTTACAAAATTTGCTTTGTATGTAATATTATGTTTGCGTAACCAAACAAGTTTCTGCCTTTTCGCTTCTGCTCCTTGTGATGGATCGAATGTTCCCATTGATGTTAGCATTTCAATCTTTATTCCCCTAAGATTCGATACATGAGAAAGAAGAATGTTTGTATTTGGCATTGGCTCTAATTCTTCAAAGATTTTATAATCCATAACAGCTGAACGAAACTTTTTTCGATCTTCTTTCTTAGGATCAAATTCTCTATATGCTTTGTCGAAATTAGCGACAACGCCATCCATATCAAGATATAATGTAATCATTTTACAAATTGTTTAAAATCAGGTGGCTTCCATCCCTCTGGCTTGAGGATTTTACCGTCCTCACGTTTTTTAACTCTCAAAGTAACTGGGTCAATTTTGGAAAGATTTGATTGAGAACCTTCATCCCAAATTTTCTCGCAATCCCAACCACGAGATTTCATGTATCCAACAATTACCCACATCAAATCAAAACAGGCATCGCAAATTTCCGTATCGTTTTTATCAAGATTAGCATCCATTAATTCGCGATACTCTTCTTTAATAAGTTCGAAATATAAGTTAGATTGAGCAGATGGGTTTGCGTTAAATGGGGGGATATCCTGCCCTGCCGAATTCATAAAGACGTGAACATCTGAGAATACTTTTGTCATGCTTTCATTCCACAGTTTTTATCATAGCAAACATAATTCTGCATTGTTGCTGTTGGTAATTTACAAACAGGGCAAATTGTTTTTGCTAAAGAAGTTACTTCTTCATTAATTGAAAGATTGATATGCTTTCCTTTTTCAGTAACAACATATTCGCTTTTTGATTCAGATGGATTTACAATGAAACCCTGCTCATTATCCATCAATTGTTCAGTTGTCCAATTAAATGTAATTGGCGAAGTTGTATCAATATCAACTTTATAATCAGAAGAATCTTCATATTCTTCTTCAGTAAATTCTTCTTCAGTAACAAAATCTAAGTTACCATCAAACCGAAATCCTGACCCACGAAGGAAGTCTTCCATATAATATAAAACATCATTAAGACTATCTGCTTCGAACTCAACAGTAACTTCTGGATTACCACCATAACCCTCTTGCTTTGATTTAAATGTAAATTTCATAGTTCAACCTTTTCACCATCTTTTGTAAAAAATACGTCAATCTTTTTTTCATCACTCCATTTATTACAGTAATCATTATCCTCATCACAAATACGTAATGCTTCTTCTTCTGTAACAACTCTATGAGAAACAATTGATTCACCAATATGTTCCTGAGAAAATTCTTTTGCTTCTTGCATAGTCACAGTATCAAGCGCCCAATCTTTTTTACCAATAGGAACTTGAACCATATATCGCATACGAAATTGCGAGACAGTATCAACCAAAACCCATTCCAACTCTTGCTTCTTGCTCATTTCCCAACTCCCATCACCAAGATCTTTCCAGTTAATTATATCTCCTTCTTTCCATTTTGTCAAATCAAGAATGTCTTGATTCAATGGAATATAGAGCTCTCCATCTTCGCTTTGCTCAACAACAATAGTCCATCTCATTGCATATTCTCTTTTGGCCACTCATGATTTTGCATAATCTCTAGGAACTCTTTAAACTTTTCTTGAGTTGAGTTATCTCTAAACTCTTGCGCAATTACTCCAAGAAAAACACCAAACACTTGCATCGGTGTTGTATCTTCTTCTTGTATTAATTCTTCATATAAAGAACGAACTTTTCCATATATTTCAAAAAATTTATCATCTTGATTATCCATCAATTTTCTCCACTGTAACATTACATTTTTTAAGGAAATTTATACCATTATCATCACGATAACTATTACGATAAAAGACAGAACTAATACCAGCGCCATATATCATTTTCGCACAATGAATGCATGGAGCATGAGTTAGGAACATCGATGATTCTTTCCCAGATTCTCCGTCACGTGCGAGTTTGCTTATTGCGTTTGCTTCTGCGTGAATAACTTCGTCTTTAGTTTTTGTAATAATGCCACCATCTTCGTGGGTTTCGATAATTTCTTCGCATTCATTATCCCATCCTGCTGGTGTTCCATTGTAACCGATGGATATGACTCGATGCTCTTTGACCACGATTGCTCCAACTTTAAGTCTTTTGGCATGACTGAGATCTGCGAACCTTTCAGCCATGTCAATATACGCATTAACCCACTTTCTCTGCACTTTTCGCCTTCGATTTTTTTGCTGGTTCTGCTACCACCACTCCTTCTGGCAGAACATCAGGAAAGTTTTTCTTGACAAACTCTGCGGTAAATTTTGGATAGAGCGCATCTAACTTTTGATCTTTAATTGCATTAACAATTTTTACTTCTGATGCATGCAGAGATTCAAGTAGTTGAACATATAACTGCTCACGACGTAGACGTTTTACATCACTAAATTTTGTGAAGATATAAAACTTCTTAGTCTCCATTCGAAGATTCGCTGCAGTCATTCCTATTGGCTGAGGTGCTGGCTTAAATGGCGGTGCTCCATCAGGAAGAACAAATTTATACTCTGTATCAAAAGCGCATTTTAATACAGTTTTAAAAGCAAAATCTTCTTTGTAATTTGCCACTTTAGATGGATCTTTATTAATCTCATCAAAAACTTCGGTAATATATTTTGTTGCCATTAGAATTCCTCCACGTCATCTAGTAATAGTTTACAGCGATGTTCAGTCAAATACTTAAACACAGACATTTTATCGCCCTTTGGTTTGTTATTTAGATATCTATCTTTAATCCCTTGCTGAATATCTTCAGGAATATGTTTAAAATCTACAAGAATTGAATTTCTTTCCCAGTTACGACGTTCATCATCATTCTTTAATGCTCTATCGATGTCTTCAAAAAATTCATCTAGTCGTTTAGCAGTAACTGATTTTTGTTTTGTTCCAGTAACAAACACATCATCAGCAGAAAAAATATTAGGAATGCCATCACCAGAATCACCACGAACAATATGTTCAATAATTTGACGTGTAATTTCAGAATGTTTACTAGTAACTGCTTTCTTTTGGATTGGTGACCATTGTTTCACATTGTCAAAAATATGTAACTGCTTAAAATCTTTATCGCTAGAAACAATCATTACTTTATCATTATTACCGAACTCTTGTGTCAAGAAAGTCAACGAAGCAATAATGTCATCTGCCTCAGCACGATCCATATGGATTACTTTCCACGGAAAGTGTTCCTGTATATCAATGCGAATATCATTCAATGTATCAAAAATTAAGTTCCAGTCAAGATCGCTGGCTTCTCTAGATTTTTTACGCCCAGCTTTGTAGTTTGGGAACACATCGCGACGCCAGTAATGACGACCATCGCAACAAATAATAATCTCACCATACTCTTTTCCGTATTTCTTTTTATAATATTTGATAGTCGATAGTGTTGAATGACGAATCAAATTTTTAATATCCGCTGGCGAACCTTTCTTCAGATCACTCTGAAACGCAAGGATATTACTTAATGCAACTTGACTATAATCGATTAGAATCATTTAAACACTTTCAATAAAATTGTTTCTTCATTAATCCGACCATTCGGTTGCGCTTCCTTCGTTTTGATATTACGAAACTCTGGAGTAAGACTACGCTTCGGAGTAGATAGCACTTTCGGTAGGAAATCCTCAGGTTTGCGAAGGGTTTTCATACTCGATCCCTTAACAGTATAATTAATAATAGTTGTTCCCTTAACACCAAGACCATTGCTATCAGCAGAACGATACACTGCTAGACGACGATACTTCGTACTATAAACCCACAACTCATCAGCGCCAATTATATCAGCAGGATTAATACTCTTGAGATTTAATTCAGCGAACTCTTTAAGATATTTCATCTTAGCAACTTGTACGGAAGCAGGTTTTGCTTTGCGAGCACGTGGTTTACGAATTGCTTTGGCAGCAACTTTTTGCTCTTCGCATTGAGTAACTAGATCTTCAAGCAAAACAATAAATCGTTTGAGTTCTGTTCTCTTAAAGTTACTATATCCCTCAACGAGTTGCTCATCTTTCCCATCATAAGCATCTTGCATCTCAGCAATGCGTGGTTTAATAAATGATGCAATATATTTTACAATCTGTGAATTATAAGATTTAATCGGTGTTTTGAATTTAAAATCTTTTGGGCACTTAGAAAGAACAAATTCATCAATCTCGCCTTCGATTTCTCCACCAATCTCACGTGCTTTCTCAAGAATACGATCTTGAATATTAATAACAACAGTTGGTGCTGTTACTTTTGCTTTTGTTTTTTTGGTTTGTTTTGCGGTAAGTTCTTTGATCTTGTTGTTCAAAAACAACTGTTCTGTTTCTTGGAGTTTGCCACCAAGATCAACAGAACGAATAAGAACACCGATGGTGTGGAAGTCAAAATCAGGCAACGAGTCAAAATGCTCTGCTAGTTGCGTATGTTTTTGTTTTTTGTAATGTTTGACAACCCAAGACTTACGAGTTTTCGAATCAGTGTGTTTGGCATGCCAATTTAACACTTCATTCAAATCATAATCGTCTTCGGTCAAGAATGGCTCATCGCCTTTACCTGAAACCTTGTCAATAAGTTGTTGGCGCTTCGCTGCTTTATCACTAGACATAAAAGTCTCCTTTCAAGTATATATTATACCTGAAACCATAATAATTGTCAAGCATTATTTTTTGTTGGATAAACCAATTCCAGAAAGTCCTGCGAAGAGGAAAAAAGAAGCCAACCATGTTTCCAATGTATACGGAATAGTAAGAACTGGGAACAATGTATTAAGAGACCAAATAGTTGCTAATGGTGTAGCAATCAATAGAAATAAAATAAACAAAGCCCAAAATGTAAGTTTTGCCATACTATTTCCCTTTGATAAGAGATGCTTTCTCACATGTAGAACGAACGTCTCTACTGTTTGTAGTAAGTTGAGATGCGCAAGCAGCAGTAACAGGGTCAACGCCACGTGCAATTGCTGCGTTTACAATATCTTTCGAATTGTTACTGTCAACAACATAAAAATATGTTACACAACCAATTAGCGTTGTTGCAACAATTCCCAATACAGCAATAAACATATTACTTTCATTCATTTTTATTTCCCTCTTCAAAAATAACTGGCTCTGGACACGATGGATAATCATCAGTAAGTTCACCATCGAATTCAATAATCGAGTCGTAACGGAAAGATCTCCAATCTTTTTTATCAAGATCAAAAACAGCAATTGAATCTTGCGGAGATTTTCTTTTACTACTTCCATCAGACTTCTTATCTTCTGGGATAAGTTCTTCATTTAATGTACACCTCATCTTTCTTGTTTCACCATTTACTTTTTTAAAGACGAGATTAATTTCAATCTCTTTCAATAAACCAGCAAACCATTTTTTAAAATTGGGATGATTGAGTTCTTCTTTACGTCTCTTCTCATCTTCAACTGTTTCAACATCAATAATATCACTTGTCATTTACTTCTCTCCATATTTCTGCGCCCTCAAAAATAACACCTTTTTTCTTTGGATGCGCATAATTAAATTTATCATAAAGTTCATCTCTTGTTTTACCTTGGCAAATAAAAGATTGGTTTGTTGTATTGTAAAGAAAATATTCTTCGTTGTGTTTTTCAACACGCATTGGAATTATATTTTCTTTAAGCTGATTGTGTATGTCATTAAACAACACATTTATTAACTGTTCTTGCAGTTGCCTCGCACGATGCCGAGCCCAAATCTCGCGAAGAACCCATCCAGCATTAAATGCGCCAATGACGATAGCAACTAAAAATAAGTAATCAATCACAGTAACCTATCTTGCTTGTGCTCAGACATGTCAACTTCCATTGGAACAGCAATCCAGCCAATGGTATTTAAATCATATGCGACTTCATCATCAACGAATCCTTCATTACCAGAACAATACCAATTAAGATAATCGCCCTCGCCAAGAATGTCAGCAATTAAACCACCAGCACTTCTCCAACTCATACCATATTCACCCTCTGCTCCAACTTTGTACACATCAGTGTTACACATAGCAGCATAGAATCTTTTACAGTAATCTTTGCTCGCACGCATCTTGCTCTTGATAGTATCAGAATCAATAATGTCACGATAGAGATTGGGAGTTTTTAGATCAATGTGGTCATCATCAACTTGAACAAAGTCGATTTGTTTTTCATAAGACATAATACGCTCTTGTCTAAGTTCTTCAACAAACTTATGAGAGTTGCGAATAGAAACTTGACGATTGACTTCGTCTAAGAAATGTGTAAAATCTTTAAACTGTTCTTCAGACAAAAACATCTTGTAAGAATTGAACTGTAGTTTTCCTGCATTATCTGTTCTGCAGATATCAATCTCAAGTTGACCAGTGCTTGGCACATCAAAAACACTTACGGTGATAGTAGTATCAGTTTGTGCAATCTCTAAATGTTTATGTATCTTTTCGTCCATATATTTGTCAAAACGATTCATTACCACGATACTTCTCCTTACGAGTGTATTTCTTTTTGCTGGTTTCAAAACGCATGCGATATTTTGGTGTGCGTAAATCCTTAGCAACCAAATTTCTTGGTTTACTTACGGGAATAACCAGCACACATCGAGTATCCATCATCATGCCCTTGCATATATTGTTGCATTCCGAGAGTGTTTAAATAACTCTCTAACTCTTTATATTTTACTTTAGAAATAGTATTAATGTCAACCCCCAATATACAAAGAATTTTTAGGGTTGCGGAATCAAGTTCGCTCTGATACATCGCTCGACTCTTTCTTATTCATTGAGAGTGGTTTATTTTTCGCATCACGCTCAGCCAACTCAGCCTGAATCATTTGTCTCTTAAATGTATTACGATCTTCAGCATCTCTAAATGGCATCAAAGCCAACATTCTCTTTGTTGTTTTTGACATTAGAAATGTTGATGTCGGTTTCTGTGTCCAAGAGATATACTCAAAATGCTCTACTTTTTTTACTTTTTTCTTTGCCATATTTTTCTCCTTATAGCATTCTAATTAGACCGATAGTATCAATCGTTGTTAACAAGATGTAGTTAGCCAACATCCCAAAAGATTTCCGAGTATAACTAGCCCAAGCATACATGGCACAACCACCAATCCAAATAGGATAGAGAACCAGTAGGGGAGGATTAGGGACGGTAAGTGCCATTGTAACACTGCACCCAATGCTAATAGCCCAAGCAAGCAACTCAACAATAAAGCGAAACTTATTAGAACTCCAGTCATCACGAATCCATTCAAATGTAGGTCGAAAAATATCAATCATATTCAATTTCTAAAAAATTTGTTTCCTCTGGTAAAACAACACATGTTCCGCCAGATTTTTCTATTTTATCTATCAGGTTATTTAGTATGCCTCGACCATAATGGTTTGTGCCATATTCAGTTTTGCTACAGAAATACACAGATCCAGAACTGCCCTCAAACTCATAATGATTGTCAGAAGAAATGACTCTCGTAATTCCACTGTTTAATTTCCAAGAGTCAGCGCCAGCCCATCCACCATACCAGCAAGCAAAGACTTTATACAGAGGTGGATAATCTTTACCAGTGATTTTAACAACAACCCATTTGTCAGGATGGTAATCGCTCATTTTATATCTCCAACACCTTTAATTCAAAACGATCTGCTCGATCTTCGTAATTAATATAGCCACGAGGATTACAAACAACACGAGTGCTCACAATCATGTAGTCAAAGTCTTCGTGAGTGTGACCATGTGTCCACAACTTAATCATTGGTCGTTCCATAATAAATCCATCCAACTGTGAGTTGTATGCACCATTCATTAGTGTGTCATGCTTGTAACGAGGATGCTCAGAACCCTTGCTTGGGGCATGATGAGTGCAAACGACATTGACCTTACTTGGATCGTAAGACTCTTCAATAAACTTCAGCATTTCTTTGTGGTCTTCAAGAGCATGTCTTGGTGACCATGTTGCGGGTCTCTTATGAAACTTTGCTTTATCATTATCAAATGTTCTGTAGTTGACCATCTCAGCACTGTTCTGGCAGATTTGAAAATCATTCATACGACGAGTAACATGATTCATAGTCATCTCATCTTCACCATTAAAGTCAGTCCAGAGTGTGCCACCGATAAAACGAATCCCATCAATGTCAATGGTTTGCTTATCAAGGAAGTGAACATTGTCTAGTTTATATTCAGACAACATTGCACGAATTTTAATAGGACTATCAACCACATCACCATGATAGTGCTCATGATTACCCATAATGTAAATTACATGGGGAAACTGGAATGAACATCTCTTAAAGAAGTCAATGATGCGAGTGCTCTTCGCACCTTCCATAAAACCATGTGGATCTGGGCGACCAAGATCTGCAGTGACCATAATATCACCAGACAAAATCAGAACATCTATATTCTGATCATTCGTTAAGAATAAATCTCCGAACTCTAAATGAAGATCGGAGCATACAGCAACTTTCATTTTTTAACCTCTACGCATTTTTGAAATATCCTTCGCTTCCTGATCGGAAAAGATAGGAACGGCATTGGATTTATGCAATGTACCGATGCCGATTATTTTATCACCAGTGTAACGCTTACCTTCTATCGGCTTAGTAGCATTACCGAGCCCAGTATCGACACTAGGATAGTTGATAGATTCTCTCCCAGGTGGACTTGTAAGTTTGTAGCCTGAAAGAGTATTTGTTGATACAGATTTTTTGCTTGGTTCAACATAATGTTTCCTTTTCAATTCATTCCAAGATTGTTCAAGTTGAAAATGCTTACGCTTTTCTTCGGCAGATTTAAATTTCTGCTTTTTACGTTTCCTTGTGTTTGTCGTACTAAAAAACGCTGGCATCATACCCATACTTTTCTCCTTATAAGGATATTATACCTTAGATTCGTATTATTGTCAAGCATTAACCTTACTTATGGTAGGGTTATTTTACTTCGATACTGTAAGACGCTACACGTGTAGCGAGGGAATTATCCAGCAAAAATTCTATATTGGCTGGAACTTTTTTGTTGGTTTGTATTACTGTAGTATCTGTCTCAAAATAGTTGCTTGAATTAAAAAAGATGTAATTATTCTTTTTCGAAGAACCAGCAGGATAAAACTCAACCATTCTGAGATTGTGTGTTGTGTATCTCATCTGACTTAGAACAGAACCATTCGAGTCTTTTAAAATTATCGTAAAGTAATTGACATTGTATTTAGAAACATTTTCCAATTCAATACCAATATCATAACAATTGTTCGAATCAATCTGTTTACCATCAGTAAAGCAATATGTATTACCACTTCTCGGTGCTGCTTTAGCAGGGTTCATAATTACAGAACCAGCAACCAAAACTGGATGATAAAAAGATGTGCCATAGTAAACATTACTTTGATAATTTTTGTCAACCGATTCTTTTCCAGCGTACTTAGCAAAATTTTGAAAATCATTTACCCACTTATGTTGCCAAGAAACATGCCCAGTAATTGTTACTTTACTAACTGATGAGAATGGAGACACATCAACTCTAGTCGTTGAAAAATGTAAAGCAGGTGTTTCAGATATTTTTTCTACAATCGTTTTACGATTATTCATCTCACTAATCTTTGATCTTATTCTATCATCGATTAGTGGTTTATCACGTTCGACCTGAAACACACTTGGTTTGGTTTCATCAACAACAGCACGAATAGTTACTGTCCAATGCTGCTGACTTCGTTGAGAACGCAAAACTTCTGACTCGAGTATAATTCCTGAGACATAATCATCTATTTCTTCAGAATATTTTTTGCCATCAGTTTTTCTATGACCAAGATTAAAAGAACCTGTCACTTTCTCAACTGCTTCAATTTTTGCTCTGCGTAATGCTTCTTCTTGGGTATCGCCTTTACCTGTCGCTTCAACAGTTACAGCAGCAAAAGCAACCTGCGTGAAAAAGCAGGTTGCTAATATCAAAGATTTCATTATCGAAGACCCTCAATCATTGCCTTTAGTTGATGCGAAGCAGCAATAGAATGTTTAGAAACACGAACTTCTACTGATACTAGGTTGCTATCTTTCTCTACGTTTCGAGCTGTAATAACAAGACCACGCAAAAGAGCAGCAGAGTTGTCAGTCATTTGTTCTTTAACATAAGTCGCAACACGCTGACCACGATTACGATCTTCGGCTGTCATAGTTTCTGAATTGCCACCACCACCATCTAAATCTAGATCCTCAAGATTTGATGTCTTATCATTACCTTCAGTCTTATTAGACTTTAATGATTCATTCGAATCATTCTTTAGAAGTGTTTTGGTAATTGTTCTTGAAAATTTGTTTGAACTAACATCATTAGACAAGAATTCCGAAACATTTCGCTTGGCACGCATCAATGCTATATTATATGCATCTTCACGTGAGGCTGTATGGTTTGTTTGGATATAAGCAGTTCCTGTTGCAGTAAGACCATAGAAATTTCCTTGTTCGTCAAACTCAACTTTAATGAGTCCGTTCGATTTTAGAAATTGTGCTTCCCTCTTTTCGAGTTTGGCAACTGGAGCAGGCGCTTCGGGTGGGAGTTGTGTGACTGTTTTAGTTGACGAACAACCAGTAACGAACAACGCACAAACTGACATAACAATAATACTTCGTTTCATAATTTAGATCCTTTTCAAGTTAAGGTATAGTAATTATACCCTAATTGTTATTTTTTGTCAAGTATCGTTATCTGGAGCTCTTCTGGAGTTGAATTTTACTGTTCCAGCTCTTTTTGTTTGTTCGTTTTTGCTATTTTGTTCGTTCCAAGGATTCTTCGGATCAAAGTCTTCGTTCTTGGGTTTGAAGAAATCTTTTACAATTTTCAAGAATTCTTTTGGTGGTTCTTCGGCTGGTGGTCCTTGCAAAATCGTAGGATCCCATTCTTGTTTTGTTGGTTCTGTTGGCTGATAGACTGCAGTAATTCCAGTATATGGATCATAATTTAAATCTCCTGGTTTCAATTCTCCTCGAATCGAAGAAATAATTTTATTCCATCTACTCTCAGATTTTTGCGCATCAACTTCTTCATCTAGCAAACGAGCACGCTCTTTTCCTCGATTAAACCAATCATTGACTTCTTTATCATCATCGTCATCAGATTTGGTTTTTTGTAGTAAAGATTCTCTGTTTGCTGCAATCAATAATAAAACTGCAAGCGGATCAAATACGAAAACAATCATAAGAATGACGATACGAACAGAAGACTCAAGTAAAGAATCGTCCATCGTATCGCCATATATTAATGCTGCAACATATTTTATCGGACCAACCTCTGCTTCTACTTTTCTTACCTCAGAAGCAATGGGTGATCTTTCTTCATTTAATTTTGCTATTTCTTGCTGCGCTTTACTGACTTCGTTGATGAGACTGGTTCGCTCCTTTGCTTGTCGCTGTCTGATGGCGACTGCGTTGGCTGCTCCTTTTTCATCACTCGATCTATCAAGAGTTTGATCGACTTGACGATCCAACTGAGTAAGTGCTTTACGTGCTGCATCTATATTCTCCTTTTGGGTTTTAATTTTTTCATCTATGAGGGATAATTTAGATACGATATCGCCTGTTGGCACTGCTTGGTCTAAATGCGCTTTCGACAAATAGCCAAAGATACCCATCGATGTGAGTATCATTAACACAACAACAGCAGTTGTGAAATATGTTTTAAGTAGTTTTGGGGCTGTGTTCCAGTTTCTATACAACCAAGAAGCTGCTACAAGTTTACTTGCTTCTAGAGCAGATCCCATAATTGCGATGGGAATTACTGCAGTGGAGAAAATAGCAATTAACCCCATCACAGCATAGTAAGCTGCTATTGCGGATAAAAAGAATCCACAACCGAATAATAGGTACATCATTTTTTAATATGTTTCCTGTGCGTTTTTATCATAATCCAATCATTATAATAATTATCCTCTAGAAGAACATTATTGTCAAATTGATATTTTGCTTCCCAGTAATTCGTGTTTCCTCTTGTTTCACATAGTTTCAAAATTTTTCGTGTAAAGTTTTCCTTACCATATTTATCAATATCAGCAAGTAGTTCTTTGTTGGAACCCCAGTAATCACGCCAATCGCTCTCAACTCTTGTTCGTTTTTTCTTACCTTTTACTTGTCTAGTTTTTGCTTGACTGAAGTATTTACGACCAATGTATTTTTTACCTGTTAGGTTGTTGGTGATTTCATAAATAAACCCATACCAATTCTCAGGGTCATTCAGGGGTTGGTTGTTGTATATCCACATTTTCTGGTTTCTTATTGGTCAATCCTTCTGCTTGAGAAGTGTCTAATGCTTGACCTTGTGGATTTTTAAGTTTACTGAACCAGTCGTCGCCTTGTAAATCTGTTGTGTTTTCAGGCATCTTCATCCTCCTCAAAGTCTTCCTCTTCATATATATCACCACCGCAGAATGGGCAATATGCTACATCAGAAGATTGAAGTTCGCCTTCCTTAAATGAAATTTTTCCATGCGCTCCGCATGATTCACAATCAAAAAATTTAACTGACATCTCTTACCTTCGCTAATCCTAGTTTATTAAAAACCTTAAACCACATCCAACCCATATCAAACTCTAATGGCTTTCTACTTAGTTTTGGATTTGCTGGATCTCCATGGTGGTTGTTATGTAATTCCTCACCACCAATAATAATTCCCCATGGAACTATATTAGTTGATTTATCCTTACTGTTATAATTTCTGTATCCATAATAATGCCCAACGCCATTCACAACACCTGCTGCCCAGAATGGAATCCATACCATTTGAATTGCCCAGAACCAAATTCCCCACCATCCTAACAACATTAAACTAATTGCTAGCATGAGCACTATTCCAGCGTATGGAAATTTAGAATAGATATTTTTTTCTACCCAATCATCTGGAGTACCGACACCATACTTCTGAATCATTTCTTTATCTCTTGCGGATTGAACATAGCAAGAAACTCCAGCGAACAAAACAAACCAGATACCTTCGTTGTGAGGACTATGGGGATCGCCTTCTTTATCGGAGTTCTGATGATGTTTACGATGTATCGCAACCCATTCTTTTGTTATCATACCAGTTGTTAACCACAACCAGAATCTCATAAAATGCGAAAGAACTGGATGAAACTCTAACCCTCTATGTGTTTGCCCTCTATGTAAAAACAAAGTAACACAAACAATGGTAATGTGTGTCATTACCAACAGATAAACTAATTCAATCATCTTGCCTTTCGTACATTACGGTATTGGTATCTCCCAATGACCACTTAGAATCTGTTTCTACAGACCAGCGTTTTGTTGCTACTTTAAAATCTGGCATCTTTAGTTCCCGAGGATTAGACGAAGGCTCGAGGATAATAAGACGATTGTTTGGCTGAGCAGCGAACTGCCCATTATCACACATAATAAAATTATAAGATTTATGATCTTCGGGATCTTCAGTAAATCCAGTGTCAAGAATATTAAAATCAGGGTGAGCAGAGTCAACAGTGAATAGATAGGTACCATACATCCAATTTCCGTCTTTAAGTTTAAATTTGCATTTTAATGATTGCAGCTGTGCTTTTTTTAACACAGTTATATCATATGACAAACAATCCCAAAGTTGTAAGTAGTCTAATGGTAATGGTACTCCTTCAATCGGCTTCCAGCAAAATGCGTGTAATGGCAGTTTATCATATAAAGCGCCATAGTTATTTAGATATGCTTCTATTCTAAATGCTTGTCCTCTTAATGACTTAATACTTATCCACCAACATGGTTCTAATTCATCGTGCCCTTTCGCAAAATCGTATAGAAACTGTTTACGGACAAAACATTTAATAGGTGGAAGATTTGCTATTATGTGCGCCATTATGCAGCTTTAGCCCAAACATCTTGCCAGTCGCCTGTTAATGCGCCTTTCGCATAGTCAGTAGCACGATTCTCAAAAAAGTTAGTATGAGTTGGTGCGTTAATCATTTCTTCAACCCAAGGAAGAGGATTTTTCTTAACTTTAAAAATACCCTTAAGACCTAACGAAATTAAACGACGATCTGCGATGTAGCGAATGTATTTCTTCACATCATCTGATGTCAAATCTCGCATATCACCCAAACTAAAAGCAAGATCAATAAACTTATCTTCGAGTTCAACCATTTTTTCAGCAATAGTATATATCTTACTCTTCAATTCATCATTCCATAACTCACGATTCTCTTCTACATAAGTTCTAAACAACTTAATCATAGACTCAGCATGCATTGTCTCGTCGACGATTGACCATGTGACAATCTGACCCATTCCCTTCATCATACCATGACGAGGAAAATTGAGCAACATAATGAATGATGAGAATAATTGCATGCCCTCAGTAAAAGCAGAGAATGCTGCAATATTTGTTGCTACTGATTCGGCAGTGCCATTGGCTTTAGATAATGCCATAAAGTAGTCATGTTTGTCCCTCATCTGCGCATACTCGAGAAACTCATTATAAGTTGATTCTGGCATACCAACTGTCTCAATCAAGTGACTATACGCAGCAACATGTAACGCTTCTCTAGCAGAAAAGCCAAGCAACATCATACGAACTTCTGGTTGTTTAAAGTATGGTAAATAATTATTAACATACCCACCAGCAACATCAACATCTCCTTGAACAAAGAATCTAAAAATATTTGTTAAGAAATGTTTCTCTTCATTTGTAAGTTTTTTCTTCCAGTCTTTTACATCTTCCATCATAGGAACTTCTGTATGTAACCAGTGCGCTTGTTCATGCTTCAACCAAGCATCATATGCCCATGGGTAATTAAATGGTTTAAACGAGTTTCTATCGTCTGTTAATTTTAATTTTTCTCTTTTATGCGCCATTCCTACTCTCCGATTATTTCTAAAAACTGTTTTGTTGATTGTTTCCAAGACCATTTTTTTGATGACTCGAATACTTCTACTCTGTTTATTAATTTACATGCTTCGACATTATGTGCTAAGTTACCACTATACATTCCATTATACATAAGATTAATTACCTCTATCGGTCCAGGTTGCTCATAACTTGCAACTGGAGTACCGCACGCTATTGCTTCTAATATAACTATACCAAAGGTATCAGTTTGGCTTGGAAATACAAACACATCTGCATTTGCTACAAGTTCAGCTAATTCAACACCAACTTTAGTTCCAACAAAATCTACTTCTGGAAATTTTTTTCTTAATTCATTTAGGTATGGTCCATCACCAACCAAAACCTTTTTACCTTTTAATTTACAAAAATCGTCTAAACCTTTTTCTTTAGAAACTCTACTTACACAAACAATATAATGCGATGGTTTATTTCTACGACTCGGATTAAAAACTTTTGTATCTACACCACGAGACCATACATCAACTTTAGTAAATCCTTTGCTGATTAACATGTCACACATAGTTTGTGTGGGAACCATTGTTGATCTAGCATTGTTATGAAACCAACGATAGAAAGGATAGAACACAGAAGCAGGAATCTTTGTTCTCTTTTGAATAAACTCTGGAAATTGTGTATGATAGCAAGTTGTGAATTCTTTCTTACGAAGTAACATACGAGCATAAATTCCAAGTGGTCCTTCAGTTGCTATGTGTATTTTCCATCCTTCATATAAAGATACCCAGATTTTCTGTTTCATTTTCCATGGATTTATCACAAGTTCTATTTCAGGATATGCTGGAAATTTAACTCTTTTAAAACCAACGCAATAAGGATGTATAACATCAACAACCTTACCATTCTTCTCAAGTTCATGAATAGTGTTTTGATATGTCCTAACAACACCATTTACTTGTGGTTCCCATGCGTCTGTAATAATTAAGATTTTTTGCATTGTCCTGTCACTTTAAACGATTGAAACTTTAACCAGTATGTCATATTTTCCAGTGCTTGTAAACATTGTTGTTCATTACTAAATTTTATTTCTACTTTTCCTGGCACATCATTTGGATTGTTCGTGTGAACTGCCAGTAGAATCAGTACCCACATTTATCATTTCTCCCCAGTGAACAATTTGCCATCTACCATCTAAGTGCTCTACTAATGCTGTACATGATTCAACCCAATCACCATCATTCATATACATTACTCCTTCAATTTCTTTTATCTCGGCATTGTGTATATGTCCGCATATAACACCATCATAACCTTTTTTCTTACAATATACAGCAAGATTTTTTTCGAATTGAAAAATAAAATCTACTGCTTTTTTAACTTTATGCTTAAGAAACTTACTAAGACTAAAATAACCAAACCCCATACGATGCCGAATCCAGTTATATTTACTATTGAGATTAAGAACAAAGTCGTATGCCTTATCTCCTAGAAAACTAATCCATGGCGCTAGTCTAGTGATACCATCAAATAAATCTCCATGAACAACAAGATATCGTTTCCCATCAATGCCATTATGTTCACATTGATTGCACAATTCTATCTTACCAAAAGACAAACCATAAGGTATCATTGGTCTTAAAAACTCATCATGATTACCACTAACATAGACTACACGAACACCACGTTTAGCATAACCAAGAACTCTACGAACCACATTTGTATGGCTCTGTTTCCATCTCCACTTATTGCGTTGTATTTTCCAAGCATCAATAATGTCACCTATGAGATATAATGTCTCACAGGTGTTATGTTTTAGAAAATTATTTAGTAAGTCTGCTTTGCAGTCTTTTGTACCTAAATGCACATCACTAACGAATATGCTTTTGTAATGCATTTATCCCTCACATGCAAGACAATCATTTCCCTCAGCGAGAGATTTTAAATCAATCTCTTGAATTACTTCTCGTTCAATTTTCTTTGCAACTTTATCAGCTTTGCCAATTTTCTCACTTCGGCAATAGTAAAGTGTTTTGAGACCCTCTTTCCATGCTTGGAAGTGTACTGCGTGTACATATTTGATGTGGGAATCTGGTCTAAAGAATAAGTTAAGTGATTGTGCTTGATCAATATATTCTTGCCTGTCTGCTGCATGCTGTACAAGCCATCGCTGATCGAGTTCCATTGAAGTTTTGAAAACATCTTTCTCCCATTCTGTAAGGAACTCGAGATGTTGAACACTTCCATCGTTGGCGATAATACTTGACCAGACTTCGTTATAGTCCAGCTTACTGTCTGCATCACACTTCTCCTTAATAATTTTGTCAAGATATTTGTTTTTGTTCAACGAAGAACCCGAAAGAGTATCCTGCCGATAAGCATTGGCACGATAAGGTTCAATAGAAGGACTAGTGTTGCCCATAAGAATGGAAGAAGAAGCATTGGGAGCAATAGCCATAAGATGACTAAAGCGATTCCCAGTACCCACTGCATCAGGCGCTTCGCCTCGCTCAGTTCCCAATTCTTTATTAGCACGATCTAATCCCTCTCTGATGTGTTTAAAAATTTGTTTGTTTCTTCCGACAGCCATCGCCGATTCCCAAGGAAAATTATTGCGCTGAAGATATGCATGCCACCCCAAAGCACCAATACCAATGCTTCGTTCTTGTTTAGCACTATATCTGGCACGACTAATGGCGTCAGGAGCATTGTCAATAAAAAACTGCAAGACATTATCCAACATCTCAGCAACATCACGTAAGAATAAAGGTTCGTTTTTCCATTCATCATAATACTCCAAGTTTAGCGACGACAAACAGCAAACAGCTGTTCTTTCTTCATTAGTTGGTAAAATAATTTCTGAACAAAGGTTTGATTGGTGAACTTTTAAACCTTTATCTTTTAACCATTGTGGTAGATGACGATTGCTTGTATCGATGAAGTGAATGTAGGGTTCACCTGTCACCATACGTAGTTCTAGAATTTGTTGCCACAAAGCACGAGCAGAAACAACTTCACGAATCTCTCCGCTGTGTGGATCTTTTAATTCCCAGGAATCATCTGCTTCTGGATCAAGCATACATTTCTCAATAATTTGCATAAATGAATCGGGAATGTTTATCGCATGATGCAGATTAAGACAACGGAGATTTTGGTCTCCAGTTGGCTTGCGCATTTCTAAGAAAGGGATAATATCTGGATGGCTAATGTCGAGATAAGCAGCATAGCTGCCACGACGAGTACGACCTTGGCGATATGCCAAAGAACTGGCATCGTAAATTTTGAGGTGAGGCATGACACCAGTAGATTTATCATCTGCCGAACGAATACCAAAACCAATACCAACACCGCCACCAAGCATACTAAGCCAATTAGTTTCACTAAGATTGTCAACTAGTCCCTCCGCTGTATCTTCAATATAATTTAAAAAACAAGAGATAGGCATACCCCTTTTACTTCTCCCAAAGGATAGAATTGGTGTTGAATATGACAACCAATGCCTGGACGAATAGTCGTACAAGCGCTGAGCATGCTCACGATTACTACTAAAAGTATTCGATACATACGCAAATCTTTCTTGTGGGGATTGCTCTTCTTCTTTCATATATGATTCACGCAGTCTTTTTACACCAAGTGAATCAAACAAACTATCTCTGCTATAATCTACTACCAACCCATTAATGGTGCCTTGCATTTAACACTCCAAATATTATTTTTATTGTACGAACTCTTTAGACAGGGGGAATACTTTCGCAATTACCTCAGCACATGCTTTGGCGATGAGTGTGTGTTCTTTTTGTGTTCCGTTTGATGAGCGTAACTGTATATAGTGAATCCAGGATCTTAAGGTTCCATTCATATAAAGTTTAGATTCGGTGAGTCCTTCTGGAAGAACAGCTCTTGCTTGTTCTTTAGCGATACCCTTAGAAACAGCCCAAGCATATACATCAGTACTTCTTTGGATTAAATCACGCTGAAGATTTTCCCACTGGTAAGCAATTTGACGATGCTCATCGTTCTTAAAATCAATTTCAATAGAGTTCTGTCTATTCTTATCATCTTGTAAACGTGCTTCACGAATAACAAAATTAAGATCCTTCGTTGGATCAGCATACCTTTGACTAAACTCTTGGAAAGAAAAACTACGATGACGTAGCATCTGTCTTGCAATGTCACGTGTTGTTGTTATTTCTAAACAAACATTTACCATTTCTAGTGGAGACCAATGCTGATTTTTAATTAGATACTTGATTAGTTTCTCACTAGTTTCTTTGTTGCTTTGATTACTTGGATTACTCACACGTGCACAGAATGCTACAAGTTCTGTCATGTTTTCAGCAAAGTATTCAGCTGGTTGCGAATACGAGATTAATTCTACTTTCATTTTAGTTCCTTCATCAATAACTCTTTGTGCCCACATTTCTTCATTTTCGAGAACAGGGATATTTAAACTTTCTTCCATACAGCATATCTCGCTTTCGCTTCTAAACCAGTTACGGTATATTCATCAATCATCTGTACAATTTTTTCCTGCGTATAACCAGCAAGAAATAAATCATTTATATCTTTATAACCTGTCTCTGGCATCAATGAAACTGTATAACCAAGATCGATGCATTTTTCAATCTGCTTACACAACTCTTTATTTCTTGGTTCATTATCAAAAACAACTACAAGATTACTAGCAAGACTACGAAGATAAACAGAATCAAAGCTGGCGCCTGCAACAGCAATTGCGTTTGGTATAAACAAAGAATCGATCGGTCCTTCAACAGCATAAACTTTTTTACTAAAGTCAACTCTCTCAAGTCCATAAATCCTCTCCATGTTATCGTCTAGTTTAATCGTCATATACCTTGGCTGCTCGTCGCCAAAAGCTCTTCCCTGAAAAGCAAAAACTTTTCCATGTTCATTAAAGAAGGGAATTACTAGTCGAGGATGATCATCGTCTTCAGAAGTGTAAGTATATTTAACCTTGTTCACGTATGATTTCCATTTCGCAGCATAAAAAAGATTCTCATAATGCTCATGTGGTATTTTACGTTTTTGAACATACAACACAGCAGGATGATCTGCTCTCATTGTATCAATCCTTCTAAGACCATTTAACGTATCGTCCTGTAGATCAACAAAAATCGGCTTTGTATCAGCAATTTCTATCTTTTTATGATCATTATATCTCTTTGGACCCGACTTATATCGCTCTACTACATACTGATCATAAAGGTACGGATCAACCTGTTTTATCAAGTTTCCTGCATTTGTTGACACACCGCAATTATGACATTTATAAAATAAATCATTTTTCGAAGGATACACATACCCCCTCGCTTTAAGTTTATTTTTTGTACTATCGCCACAGAATGGACAAGAGAAATTAAATGTGTTGTCCTTCTTCTCCTTAAAGTTTCGGAGACGAGGACGTAGTTGGGTGATGTATTTTAGATCAATGTAAAGCATAATATAATTATACCCCGAATGGGGTTAAAAAGCAAGTTAATTAAAAAACTTCGTAAACAAATCTGAATGGCCAATAACATATCCAAGAACTATTGCACCGCCAACAATCATAAATCTCCACTTCTCAAGAACACCAACACGATTGTCAATCTTATGCATCTGATCCGACAGAGATTGATGTTGAGTAGTAGCGTCATGTTTAATTGAGGCTGTCGAATCCTCAATCTTTTCCACGATTTCTCTTGTGGTAGTTGTAATTCTAGAATGCACTTCTTTTACATCGGAACGAATTTCGGAAATATCCTCTTTTAGATTTTCGACATTCGTCTCAAGAGAAGCAACTCTCTCTTCTACTGGACTCATTTTACTTCCTCGTATATTTGCTTTTGAGTTCGATACCATTCTTGCCACCCCTTTAACTTGCTTCTTACTTCGTAGCAGGTTGCGTAGTTGTCGACGACGACTTCAAGGACTTGACTGGCTTTAACATCGGAGGTTCCTCCATCAGTTCCTTGGGCGCTTCTGGAAACTTCATTTTTACTGGCACTGTCATGAAGCATGACTGCAGAGTTAGGCAAGCTGCACTGATTGTCAAGATCTTTAGCAACGACATCTTTAATGACTTGTTTGTTTTCATTAGCAGTTTCCCTTACAATTTCTATTTCTTTTACAACTTTCTCAACAATTTTTACATTTTGATTCTTTGATTTTTCTTCAGCTACTTTCACTTTTTTCTCATATTCTTTTGCTGCTTCAACCCAAGACTTTGATGCGTAGTTATATCCTTCTAAGAATAAACCAGCAATTAAAAATACCCCAGCGATTCCTTTTACTATGTGTCCGTATGTCGAAACAAATGGTAGCTTTGATCCAACTGTTCCAATTATAACACCACCAACACCAATAACGAATATTGCATGAATAGCATAGGCGATCCACTCAGCAGGAATAAACGACAACATTAACATGTTATACTTTCTTTACTCTTTTCAACATTCGTATCTGTTTTATTTTTTTTCTAACAATAGGTTCATCAGTAGAAACAGCAGAACCAGTGGCATTTGTTGGGACTTCTTCTGATAAGAACTTCTCTACTAGCAGAAACTCCTCACAGAGAATTATATCTTCTCTTCTAATTTTCGTCAAAAGATTATTATAGTCTTCTTCTAAATTATTAATTGATCTTTTGTTTTCTACACATTCTCTAACAAGAAAATAAGCAGCTGCCAATGTGCCTAGTTTAGAACCAAGACCTGGAACTTTTTCCATAATTCGTTTGATTCTAAATGCCATTCTATGTAACATTGAATACTGATCTTTTTCAGTAAATGTCATATCCTTTAATTTCTTAAGAGGATTTCCACTTTTGTCGATAATGCCGAGTTCATATGCTTTGGTTTCTTCAAACGGAGTTACCAGCATATTTAAAACTCTAAATGCAATTAAATTGTCAACAAACTGCGACATTAAATTTTCCTTAACTCAGAAATTATCTTTTCATCTAATCTAAAGTCTGAAGAAACTAACATTGTTCCTGGTACGTTTTCTGGTAATTTGTTTATATAGATTAAGAATGTTGCTAATAAGTTCCAATCTTCTCTTTCTATCTTATAAAACAACATTTTCAGTGTTGCTTCACCGAACAAATTGAAAAGAACGATAAGATGATTTAGAATTAATCTTTCTTTCAACTCATCGTTCTTTTTATATCTAGTAAACAGTTTTTTAATATAAAGGAATTTCTTCAGATCTTCCTCAAACTCACTAACAGTAGAGCACTGAGGATTATCATAATTATGCATTGCATACTGTAAAAATTCCGCATCACTTTTGAACATATTTACATATTAAGCAGAACAGTAATTAAATAGAGATCCAGCATTTTGGCTGCTAGTAACTGATGTTGGGATTGTATTTGCTGTATTATACCATCCACCTGGAGCATAATAATACCATTTTGCTGTTCCAGTCAAATCAAGCCAAGCGTACCAAATTGCGTATGTTCTTGCTACGTTTTCTGTTCTAATTCTCCAATATGATTGTCCAGAGTTTGTTGATCCACCAGTTGGAGAAATATCTAAACTGTTTGTTTGAGTAACATTTAATACCCAGACTTTTCCAATGTCTTGTGTTGACATAACAGGTAAATTAATAATTTGACCAGAAGCGCCAGAGGCAGTGATAAACACAGCACCGCCATTTCTCATATCAGAAGCAGATGGAGAAATTGTTGAAGAAGTTGAAACAGTATAACCAAGAGCTTGTGTAAATCCGTTTTGTGTTCCTACGAATGGCAGAACACCAAATCTTGAGTAGACATGGTCTCTTACAAACGCACCACCTGTTGCAGTAACACCGAAAACTTCAGTGCCACCAACAGTCATTTTAAACCCACGACTATTTGCAGAAGATGCGCTGTTTGTAATAGCCAGATTTAATGAAGTAAAGTCAAGACCAGCAGAGTTCCATGTTTCTGTAATAGCCAAACTTGTTCCGCCAACTGTGTTCAATGCGCCAATATTAAACACAAATTTATTATCAGCTGTTGAATTGTTTAATGTAAGCGTTGGTTGTGTTGCATTACCAGTTAGTTTGAAAATACCATTTGCTGCAGAACCACCAGTCGCCTTAACAATATATGAATTTGTTGTTAGCGTAAGGGTTGGATTTACTGACACAGTAGTTGTCATATTACCAAGCAAACTGTCTAAAGTCAACTTACGATTGTCTCCAGACTGCACGATTAAGAATGTTTCTGCGCCTGTTAACGACGCAGCTGAATTTAATTCAGATATTTTTTTAGAAGCCATTTTTTCATGTACCTTTCAGGTTATTGAAAATTGTTGATGATAAAGTTATTTATTAACTGTCTGCAAGAACTGAATCGTCAGCAGCATCGCCAGTGATCAAATTACGACCAGCTACCAATGTTTCTACTTGTACACGACCAGACTTACCACCAGTTAAAGCGATACGACGAACCCATCCTGGGCTTGCGCCGACTTTGTTGCCAGCAACTTTCTGTTCTGTTGCGTCAACACCGAAGATATCTTCAAGAGCAGCTTTTCCTGGAGCTGTTCCATCAGCTTGTGAATTGCTGTCTTGATATGCATATTTTGGTTGTTGTTGAATCTTTACGTTAGCAATAGCCAATGTAGCAGCTGTTGTGCCAGTAAAGTTATCTGCTAATGTCAATGCAGTGTTTGATGCGATTGCAGCAACACGATTTTTTGTTGTTGTACCAGAAGTGATGATGAGAACATCACCAATATCTAGATCTGTTAAAAATGATGTACCAACTCCAGTTACTGCAGTCGATGCATTTGTTACGCCAACAGTTGTGCCAGTAGATGGTGCTGCAGCGTCTTGTTTTCCCCAAAGTGCCATTTTAGTTTTCTCCTTGTTTATCTAGAATTAGGAAGATGTAATGGATAACCTGTCATCTCTACACCACTTCCTTTTTTCTTTGGTGTTGACCCTTTTTGCCTTGCGCCAGATGCAGAACCTTTCGGTCTACCACGCCCACGTTTCTCTGTTGATGATTCTTTGTCATCATCAGCATCATATCCCTTTTCGTCCTTATCCTTTTCACCCTTATAGTATTCTGTACCATATTTACCAGTCACTTTACGAGAAGGAAGATCTGACATTTTAATTTCGTCTAAAGAAAATCCCTTAAATGAAACTAATTCTGTTTCTTCTTTTTTGGTTTCGCGATCTGCCGACAGCTTGGCAGCGATTGCCATCTGGCGACGTTTTTCCATAGATTTACCAGCAAACTGTGGAGCATCTGATTTCTTAAAATCTTTAATGACATCGCCCATAGATGCTTTTGACATATTCATTTTTTCTGCGATTTCAATAAACTGCTCGATTAGTTGTAGTTCTTCTTGTGTAAATTCCATTTGGGTTTCCTCTGCTTTCATTGCAGCACGACCAATTGCTACGTTTAGGTTTTGTGCTCTTTTGTAGCCATACTCAGCTGGATCTAATTTAAGACCACGATTAATTTGTGCGCCTTTAGATGCAGCCATTAGATTCTTCATTGTCTTGTTTCGTTTTGCTTGATCAGATTTTTCTTCAACTTGTTCAACTTCTTCTTTCATTTTGGCAGCTTTCGCAGCTTTTTCTTTAGCCATTAATGCAGCAACTTTATTAAGTGTCTTAGAATCAGATGGTGTTAGTTTTGGTTTCACTGGAGGAATGTATCCTTCTTCAACATCCTCTTTAACTTCTTTCTTTGCCTCGTCTTCTTTTTTCTTAGCAGCCATTTGAGCCAAATGTTTGACACGAGACATTGGTGAATGTTTGGCGCCAGATTTATCTGTTACTGTATCAGAAACTTTCTTATATGGACCATCGAATGGAATATTTGTAGATTCTTTTGTTGGCACGCAGTTAGGAACTTTCTTTCCGTTCTTCATCTTCATACCAACTGCGGTATATCCTTTCCAGCATGCATCTTTAAGACCACCAGTGGCTTTCTCAACCTCATCGATCTGCTCAACTTCTTCTTTCATTTCTTTCTCTTCTTCATCATCTTCTTCATCTTCCATCTCGTTTTCTTCATCTTCCATCTCGTCGTCTTCTTCTTTTTCTTTGGCTTTCTCTGAGACGAGTTCTTCTTTCATTTTCTTCGCACGCAGCTTGGCCAGATCTTCGCCTTCGATCTTTCCGTCTTTATCTACGTCAATTTTGTGCTGTCCGCCTTTTAGTGCTTCCAGATATATTTCTCTAAATGGGTTACTCATTTAAGGTGACTCCTTATCATCCATGCGTGTTTTTCGTGAATATCTATTCTTCCAGCGAGAAAATCAGCTAATCCCTGCTTATTCTCTCTAATAGCGATCTCCATCGATTTATTTAGTGATTCTAGAACTCCATCGTTAGCAATTTGAAGATCTTGAAGCATTTGTTCTACTGTAGACGAAACATTACCCTCGTTTAGTGTTTTATATTCATAAATTTCAGAAATAGTCCTTGGAGCATATTCCCCCATAGCACGAATTTCTTCTGCAATATGATCAATAGAACCATAAACATCTTCATACAATTTACCAAAAAAATCGTGAAACTGAGAAAAATTTATTCCCTCTACATTCCAGTGGTGTGATTGTGCTTTAAAATACATAACAAATGTATTTCCAAATAAAACTCTAAGAGATACTATCAATTCATTCATTTAACAATCCCATGCTTTTCTTGACCAGTAATTTGCGCTGGTCTTATCTGTTAAATTACCCTGACCAGAAGATCTCGCGCAATAAGATTTTTTACGAGCAGGGATATGTTTTTTAATGGAAAGGTTTTTGTCACCAAAGTTGACCTTTTGCGCTTTACCATCACCATCTGGATCAACAAAAACTTTAGATTTCTTAACATCACCAGCCATTGGTTTGTTAAGAGTGACTTTCTTACCTTGATATGTTGCTTCATTGAGATAATACTCTTTAAACGATACCATTTATGTAGCCCTCCCTGCGCTTTTTAATGAACTTAATGGGTCTGATTGAGAGTCAAACTTGTGGGCTTGAGAAGCAAACTTTTTACCATTGTGATAGAAGTGTACTGAACCACCACTAGATTTTACTGTAATATTCTTGTGATCTTTAAGAATATGTTCATGATCTTCGCTTGGTTTGCTTGTATGATGCTGAACACCTTTAGCAGTTTGATATGTTGTATGTTTTATAAAAGTATGTCCTTTTTCTTCAGCTGGAGTTGAATGGGCATGAAGAACCTCACGAATATGCTTAACAACATGCTCGTGATTACCAGAATCTAAATGATGTTGTAATTCAGAAGCATGACTATGGGCAACTTTATGCAATAGATCTTGATTGCGTTTCTTTATATCCGCTTGCATTTTAGGATTACTTTTAAGAATTTCTTTACGTTCTACTTTATTTTTACCACTCAAATCAGGATGCGCTTTAAGAATAGCAGCTTTGTGTGCATTAAAGTGTTCTCTGGCTTTCGAACCACCTGATTCCATACCAAGACTTGATGCTGGAATGTTCTTATTTGATTTATCGCTGACCTTTAAACTTATACCATGATGTGTTTCTTTACCTGTTTTTGGATGTTTAGTAGTAACATATACATCAGAAGAATCTTCTTTCTGACTTGCTTTATGTCCTGTTACCTTTTCTGTGTCTCCAGGTTTTGAAGTCCAATGAACTGCATGAATTACATGACCCTTGTGAGTAGAATCTATATGCGCTTTAATGTGTGCAGCAGCAGATTTTGCATTAGCTGCAATCCTGTTGTAATCATTCGGATGTATTTGTTTCTCTAAACGATCATGTGCTTGTTGGGGTGTCTCATCGTTTTCGTTTTTGTGCTTCTCTAGATGTTTGCCATTGTTTAAATGTCTACCAACTAGAAGTTCATGCAATACACCTTTGGTATTATTTGAAACACCACCTTCTTTAGTAGCATCATCTACTGCTTCATTTAATTCTTCCAAATACAGAGATTCGTATTCTTCAGTTATGAACCATTTAAATGTTTTCATTTTGTAAATTTCTTATGTTGTAATCTTGATTTTTCTATCTGACGGATTCTTGGCGCAACTCTGCGTGATAATCTGTCTACTAATGCTTTTCTAGTTTGTAAAAATCTCTCGACTCTTTCTTTTTCTGGTAATGTTGCTTTGTTTGGATCTTTACGCAGTAATCTACGCTTAATCATAGCAGTTGCTAAACGACGAGCACGCTTGTTTATTGTTGTTTGATTTGATGTTCTTCTTAGCGCAATCTGAGCACGAACTTCACGTTTAGACTTTGTTCTAGCAAATCTCTGCTTACGGCGAATACGCTCCATACGAGAGATCTCAAGAATAATAATTTTACCTTCTTTTATCTTTGCTTCTTCTTCTTTATCTTCTTCTTCGTATCCATCAGTGTCTAATTCTTCTCCGCTCTCATCATCAACGATTGCGAATTCTTCATCATCATAGGCATCGATAATATGTTCTGGCTCTGACATACTTGTGATATCGTCATCGAAATCTTCTTCGTCAAAATTTTCTTCTTCAGTTTCTTCATGCATGTATCTTTTTTGTGCCATAGTGAATGAAGATTTGTTTTTTAAATTCTCTAAATCTGATACATTTTGAATTCCAAGAAATCTCTTCATAGCATCATATGTAAGTTTTCCTGTATCTCCAACAACGAACTTACTATCATCGTATGTAGATTGCTCATGCTCTTCATACTCAATTTTTTCTTCACCCAAAGCACGACTTAAACCACGAATAGCATAATCATGTTTCTTTAAATGAGCAGGACCTGCCCAGTCAGATTTCCTCATTGATTCTCTTTCAGTTTTCAAATGACGAATTATTTGTTTTGTTTTTATAACACCATGTTTTTTAACAATTGATCCGTAGTCAGAATGACCTTTTATATGGTTATCATAAACAGAAGACGATTCCTCTTTAACTTGTTTCTTTTGTTCTGCTTCTTTCTTCTCACGTGCTTGGCGTTCTTGTTTAGCGATACGTGACATTTTCTTTAAGAAAGATGGTTTGTTGTAATACGCAGTAGCCTCGCCGAGTTCTTCTCTCGACTTTAGATAATCTCTTACGCTTGAAATATAATCCTGAGCCAATGTTATTTTTGATTGAACCCATTCTGGCATATTGTCATCCATTGACAGCATGTTAATAAGTTCCTGAGAATTTCTTACTACTGTTTGCAGTTGAGTTCTTGCCATTGCGCCTTCGTAATCGTACTCGCCTTTGTCGATTGTTGAAATCGCTTCTTCTAATGCATTAAGAGCATTATCAATCAGTTCAAATTCTTCAGCAAGTTCTAAATGCGTATTATGTTTAGACTTCATTGCTGCTTTAAACGCATTTGCTTTATCAGCAGGAACTTTTACATATGTTGCTTTGTCGCTTATTTCTGAAACTTTAGCGTCATGATCTTTAAATGTTTTCTCATGACCAGGAGTAACTTTCTGACGATGATCAATTCTAAACTCTACGTGCGATTCGTCAAGTTCTGTTTCTTCTTTAACAGATTTACCAGCTGCAGGATTTCCATAAGCTGCTTTACGTGCTTTTAAAATTTCTTTACTTTTTTTCAGTTTAGCAGCCAACTCTGGATCACCCTTTATCATCCAACCTGGACGCATATTATGTTCTGGTTTTAATCCTTCCTTTACTTCTTCTTTGTCATCTTCTTTTTCTGAATTCTTAAAACGCAATGTATGGGCACGGATTTTTCTACCACGCTTGTCTAATTTTGTGTCAGAAGTTTCAATCTCATCGTATCCTTCTTCAATCTTTCCTGGAACAAGTTTCTCATCATAGTTGATGCCTGCTTCTCTTGCTGTTTGTAGCATATTTTTAAGAACAGACATATATTCTGGACGCATAGGTTTATTGCGTATTTTCCTTAGCGCATTATTAACAAGTTGATCTGCTGATGACGATTTTTCAACATCAGGAACACCAAGAGCATCAGCAATGATTCTTGCCACTTTTATTTTGTCTGATGAACTGAACTTCATCTCTATTAGTTCTTTAAAAGTTTTCATAGATTCTTCCATGCCCTCTTCTTTTTCCATATGGTACTGCGCACGCACTTGATCAATATCGTGAATTGCGTGGTTAATGTAATCTGCGTGGTGGTGTAACTCTCCAAGTTTCATCAGATATTCTTGAGCCATCTGAATAGACGAATTAAATTGGTCAACTTCTTCTTCGCTAATCTCATCGTATTCAACTGCTTTATTTAAAATAGAATGATACTCGTCAGTTGATTTTAATGCGTTAAGAACTGCAACTGGATCAACATCATCTCTAGATGTTAGTCTAGAAAATGCTGCAATAACTTGTGGATGTTTAATGTTTTGTGGTTTATAATTCTTATATGAGAAATCGCTTGTGTCTTCGGTTTCTTGGTAATCTTCAACAACTGTTACATTGTGCAACCACTTACGATGTGTATTACCAGAAGTATCAACCACAGTAAGATAATTGGAGCCTCTATCAAGAATTTCATATCTCTCTCCGTTTGATTCAACTATCTGACCAACTTTGAAAATTTCGCCTCTGTGGTATGACTCTCGTAACCAATCAGTAACTGTAACTTGTTCCTTAACAACATCAAGACCCATTGCTTGACGGATTTCGTTCATCAAACGACGACCATCCATTGTGGTAAGAGTTGTTGGTAATCCCTTTTTGAATGTATCAAAATCGCCTTTTTTAGCAGCTTCTCTCATTTTGGTACCAGACATTCCAGTTGCATCATCGCTATCTGGATCACGCTCACCAGCAGACACTACTTGTATTGTGTTAAAGTTAAATTCTTTGCCGTTGTACTGATTTAACAGTTTGGTGTACTCTACAACACGATCGCTTCCTGCGACCATAATAATATCTTTGTATTTTTTATTAAGTTCTTTAGCAACTTCGATGAATGTTCTTGTTGATGGACCAGCAGCCATAAATTTTGCTGTTGGAAACATTCTTTTGAGATAGTAAACCTTACGATCTACTGGGAGTGGGTTTTTAGTTTTGTCCTGAGTTCTGGACGCATAGATTACATGAGAAGCATTATGAGTAGATGCAAGACGCTCTACTGCACGAACCAATAATTCGTGACCTGTCGTTGGTGGCTGGAAGCGACCAAACGCAAAAACAATCTTTTTAGAAGGTAATTCCTTCAGGAATTGGCTATATGCTTTCATTTAATCCATCTATATGAGTAATAATCAATTATTTAGTCATCTTTTATCTTTGCTCGATCCAAGTAAGCGATGCTACTACATCCTTGTTTCCTACAGAACTAGCAGCAGCAATAGTAAGAGTGTCGCTGACTGTGCCTAAATTGCTGCGTCCAAGTTGATAAACTGTATCTGTATCTACTCTGATGCCAGTTCCTCCGCCACCAGCTGAAATAATACCTGATTGTAGATCATTTCCATTCGTAATAGCACCAGTGCTGGTATAGTTGTACTGTGTAAAGGCATCAGAATCAGGGTGATCTACCCAAGTTCCGTTTATCGTAGCATTTCGAATAAGTTTAAAATATATGGTGGTATTATCAATAGTAGCTGCTTGGAAAAATGTTGGTAGTACTATTCCTGTTAGAGCTGTGCTTTTTAATCTAATACTTACTACAGGATAAAAAGTTCTAGCAGCAGGTAAATTAATACCAGTTAGGGGAGTCAATATACTTTCAGCGATTCCCAACTTCTCAACCGATCCTTCTGCCAATAAACTATTACTGCCCTGCCACAAGTAGTGAGTGCCAGCTACACCTGTAAGATTTTCTATTTCAAGTCTAATAGGTAAAAATGGAGTTTTACACCATGGAGTTTGTAGTCTATTACCATTGTTAACAACATGTATAAGTCTTGGCGTACCATCAATTAAAAACGAAAACCTTATCTGGCCAGCACCATACCACTCATAATCCATTACCACTAACTGTTGCGCTTGGGGATCTGCTGTAATACCACTAGGACCATTGCCATCTAATTTATCGTAGTTCCAATCTTTGCGATATATTCTTTCTACTGTAGGTACAGCACCATCGCTATTGATTACTACACAAGCATACTGTGGCTCTCCTGTCAATGCATCGACTGTACCACAGTCCTCAAAGAAAAATCCATCAGTACCATCAAACATACCAAATCTACGACGTATACCAGTAACTGGAGTTTGCAACCTAACAGCAAATGCTATGGTTTGTGTACGACCTGGAGTATAACGCTGTACATTGCGAGTTTGTCGTATGACTTTAGAACCCACTTGATTGGTTACTTGCATACGAACTTGACTTAATGAAGCGTCAAATACAGCAGAACCACCATTGTATGTAGCTTCATCCCATACATCTGTCTCTTTACCATACTGAAATGTGTTAAAGAAAATGGTTTGCTGTGTCTGTACTTTAACACGACCCTTACTGTCTAATTCTGTTTCTTGAAATAAATACGTCATACTATTTTCCACCCATCTCTATAGATCATTTGAATACCACCATTGTCAACCCTTAATATAAATCCATCAGGATCATTGTCAACATTGCCTTGAACAATAATTGGAAATCTAGAGCAACGACCTGACTCGTCTTTGATTATAATATATCTACCATTTTTTACATTTGTTGGTAGTGTTATTGTTACTGTTCCTGCATAGTTAATTCCAACATAGTAGTCTTTTCTTCCAACTGTATAAGTTGCTGCTGTTACTAGTGTTGTTTGGTGGTCGAGATTAACAACATCTCCAGCGCCACCACCTGGACCATAAGCAGCAATTCGACCAATCGCTTGTTCAAGAAACTGCATCTTCTTGATAATACCAGCGATGTTTGGATCAACAGGTTGTGGAGCAGGTTGCTGAAAAGAATCTTTGTTCGTTACTTCTTTTTCAACAATAACTTCTTTCTCAACGATAACTTCTTTTATAATTTCTTTTGGTTGCGCTTTCTTCTCAACAAATATTCCAAGCAATTCACCAATCTCATTATTTTTTTTGAGTCTTTCCTGAACACCCTTTAGTGCTTGACCAGCAGGAGTGCTTTCCTGTGCTTTTTTTGATTCTGCTTTGGCTTTAGCAAGTTCAGCAAACAACTCTTTTAGTTCACTCATACTACTGCCAATATTCCTTGCGCTGCAGCTACAATCCAACGACAGGCTACTTCGTCATTAGCCAATTCTTGTTGCGCTCTAATTTCAGCAACCTCTTTAACAAGAAACTCGTATTCTTCTTTAGTAAGTTGACCACTTGTGTATTGCTCATAAAATGAAATTAAATCACTAGCAAGAGTACCTGCTGCACCACCCATTCCTGCTTGCTGCTGTAATTGTTCTATTAAATTCATCTTCCTCTCCATGCGTTAGTAATTACTTCTACTCTTGTCTTTTGTAATTTAACAACACCTTCGCAGAATTTCTCATTGCTTGATGCTTGCGCTTTCTTTAGAGCATCTTCCATATTACCTAATGCTTCAGCTTGTGGATCTTTGCGTAAAGTAGCGTAGGTTTTTAATCTCTCAACTTTATCAAAAGTTGTTTTCCAATTTCTATCTGCGCAAGATAACTTGTTAACAGATATCTTTAAATCAACAAGATCGCCAAACATAACTGGATCGTGCGGAATTGGCATAATAAAAGAGCATCCTGTTAAAACAACTAATGCTATACCTGCTATTAGTTTCTTCATACTTACCTCGGTCTATTTAAGAAGTTGTTTCTAGAAAATTCAAGACGATCAACCAACTTAACAACACGATCTCCCTGAACAGCCACGAATCCTTCTGGTGTTGTTGGAACAAGAGAGTTTCCACGCTCAACAAAACCAGCGACTCCTGTTTCTAATTTATTCAGTTTATTTACAATGATCATTTTACATGTAACAATCAAAGAAAACGCTTCATACGCTTTCTCAAGAACAACTCTGTTCTTATCAAGGAAATCTACAATTTGTTGTCTCTCGTCAGATTTCTTTTGTTTTGTTGTTGATGTTTTTACTTTATCGATATCTTTTTGCAACTCATCATGAACATATTGAGCAAACCCATGCGCATGCGTGAGACCAGTATAATTACCTGCACGAACATTGGCGTTGTTGTATTTTGCCATTAGCACAGATACCTGTTTATGTGTAGAAAGATATGATAAAAAAGAATTGGGGATTGCAACTTTAAGTTTTTCTAATTGAGCATGCGCTTTTAACACAGTTGCTTGCTCGTCAGCATTCAAAGACAAGTCTTTTGTTTTATCTTTTAAAATCGCATCATCAACAAAAACATTCTTTGATTTTTTAAGACTAGCGATTGAATAACCGAAGTTTGCTTTCATAGTAGCTGGGTCAGAGCCAGTATAGAAAGTATGGAAAATAATCCCCATTTTGCTTGCGAGGATTCTTCTACCAAGATCACTATCAGCAGCGACAGCATAAACAATAGTATTGGGTTTGAAAGTAACATGTTTTACTCCATCAATAACTAATGGTTTCAAATCATTGTCAGTATAAAGGAAATCTCCCTGCACTGTTCCATTTATTCCAAGTTCTTTACAATATTTTAATGCGAATTTTAGTTTTTCTACAAGACCAGCAGAATGTCCATGGTTCTCTTCAATATCTTTATCTGTACGATTTAATTTAGGAGAAGCATTAAACGCTGACTTTGAAGCAACCCAAAAATCTGTTCCTGAATCATGAATGATAATTGATGGCGATCCATCCCATTTCGTAGTAATTAATGTTCCTGGCGCTTTATTGTACAGAGCATTAACATATATTTGAATGCTCTCAACAGCAAAATTCAATCCTGATCTACCTTCTTCAAACATCAAATCTTCTAAATGTGAAAGGTGCTTGAGGCGAGTGGTGTCGTTTGCTGTTTCTGTTAAGTAATCGGAGAATCTCATTTTGTGTATATTCCTTTTCCTACTTCCAAATAAAATTTTGCTTCATTCGCAGGTGGTGGTCTAAGTTTTGTTCTTATTTGAAAGATTGGCGCTTTAGATTCTTTGTCCAAAAATACTAGATTGTTACCCTTTGCTTCTGCAATTAATTTTGTAGTTTTTTCAAGATTATCAAAATAATCTACAGTAATTTCTTTTACTGCGCCACGCTGTACGTCAACAACATTAGCAAGATCAGAACCAAAAATGCTTTTCTTTAAAAATGAATATGCAGTTTTTGAAAAGTTTGCCTCGGTTGATTTTTTAAGTATTTCTTTTTTTAGATCATTATACATTGAACTGATTAATTCAAATTTTGATTTCTGTTCTTCTGGTCCATTAAACGATTTACTCAATCTTACATATTTCTCTCTAGCATCCCACTTAATATTCATAGCATTAGCAAAATCTAGCATACCATTATATGGCGATAAGTTGGCAACTGTAACACTTTCTGATTTTAATGAGAAAGGTAAAGAATCTGACATAATTTTTTTAGTAGAACCTTTTGCTGTTGCATAAATCTCTAGAGTAACATCACCCTTTATTTCGCCACCACTAGATTCTCCTGCGATTCCATCTGCAATAACTGTAAATGTTGCAACCTCACCTTTATTATTATCTAGAAAATAATCTACTGCCTTGTTTGTCTTTTTTGCAAAATCTGCTCTATCGAAAGATTTTATTAATTGTTCAACTTTCTGATCAATCTTACCGATGTCCTTGGAAGATTTATAAAGCACATCATAATCTTTACCAAACGCTCCGATAACAGACTCAGGTTTCAATCTCATCTCAAACCCGACATTAAAAAAGTCAGGTGCGTTCTTTCCCTTTTGTCTCTTTAGATTTTTTGCGACAGAATATTTGAATCTTCCTGTAGAAAACATTTTAGTATCAACTTCTGATCTAATTTTGTTTAATACATTTTTTTCAACTTTGCCGTACGCTAGATGCAGTGATAAAGCAATAGTAAAAATGCCTTCGATCACATCGCCTTCGTTTAGTTTAGCCATATTTTTGTAAAATTATCTCTGTTTTTTTCTTTGTTTATAAGCAACTCTCTCATATTTATTGCTCCACTTAATAACCTGTTTGAACAACTTTGGTATTGCTTGGTTGTTGTGGGCATCATAATTAAATGTTTTGAGATAATATCGAAGAGTTTTAGAATCTCTTCCTTTTCTGGCTCTAGAAAGTAGTTGAGTTACTGGAATATTTGGTCGATTTCTTTTAAAGTCCAAATATATGCAATGAGCATATGCTTGTATTTCATCAAACTCCGAAAGATATTTTCTTTCTTCATTCCTTTTAAGTTGTTTTACTTTTTTATAGGGAAGGACATAATTTGACCACTCATCGCATCTTCTGTCAAACTGCATAAAGTGCACTAGTTCATGCATTGAAATTTGTATAAGTCTAAACTTAAATCTTTTCCAAGTAGTGTCTGTAAATGGAAACTTATTGAAATAATCTGTGTAGATATGAATTGTGCAACGTCTTTCTTGTGGGTCATACTCACCACCCATTGCGACATTTGTTTCATAAAATTTAGACTTCAGTTTCTCTGGGCGATACTCTATTCTTGTTCGCCATTTTTTGAAGTAGTTGGAAAGACCCTTTGAATCATTGCGATAATGATCTAGATCGTCCCAAATTTTGGATGGTATGAACTTCGCTCTGAACGGACGTTCAGAGAAAGGAAGGAATTCTACGAAATCGATATTGACTTGATTGAGATGTTCCATAGCAACCTCATAAGGTTAGGAATATTTATCCTTTATTATACCTTATGGGTTGTTCGTTGTCAAGCAGTTTATCCGAAGAATTCGTCTAAACTCAGAGTTTCTTTCTTTTCGAAGTGTTCATCGAACATATTTCGCGAATTTTTAGGTAAATTCGGATCAAAATTCGACTTTGTAAGAAGTTCGTTTAGATAACCAGTTGGCTTCCCAGCGGAGAGATCAATATAGTGCTGGGCAATACGCTTTCGGTCAAACTGTTGAATCAACTCATAGTTGTTCTGAACGATTCTCATATATTCTGCCTCAGACATATCGCAGTACTCAGCGATCTTCTCACCATATTCTTTTGGCGTATATGACTTCTTGAGCATGCAGTAGTTTACGCCTGCTTTTAACAAAACACCATTACCTTCTTCATTGTTGGAAACCCCAAAATTTACAGCAATGGGCACAGCCCCGATCCGCATAGCGTCAACCACAACACGATTAAAATGCTCACCAAAAGTATTACTCCAGCTAGGATCAACCAGAAACTTGGAGGTTGACAGTATTTCGTCGCGTTTTTCTCCAGAAATAAAACCAAGATAGTCAAAGTTGCCAGAATTCTCAGCATTTTCCCAAATACGTTTTCCCTCTCGATCAGGTGTTACATCTGGATCGTATTGTCTAGTGGCAAAATATTCTTCTTTACATTTGTCTTTCGACATCATATATGCTGCTTCAATACCATAACCACCAACAAGTGTCTTAACATTTTTCATGTAAGGCACTGCACGGATAAGGTCGTCCACACGCTTCCAGCGCTTAAAGGTCTGTATAGACAGGATTTTGTTCTCGCGACCAGCAAACTGCGGAGTAGGTGGTACGCCAGCGATATCCTGAGGGTTCAAAATTAACGCTCGAGGTGTGGACATAAAATCAGCCGACTCGTACGCAGCAGGATGCACGCATGCGAGACCAGCAAAATGTTTTTCAAACAAACTAATCCAAGGATAGAGTTTCTTCAGATTTGCGTCGTGGATAATTACGACTTGTTTTGCTTTGACATTTTCAATCATCGGCAACCAATCTTTATACTTTTCAGTGTCTTTATTTTTAAAACCGAAAATAGATTGCCAAATAACAATATCATGTTTGTTCGCATCATCAACAAACTTGTCGATAGATTCTTTTACTTTATAAGAATAGTAGGGAGCCATCCATCCATCACCTTGGTGGACAGGATAACCAGAACCAATACCAATCTCCCACCCTTCTTTCAATACAGAAGGAATCTCAACAGGGCGAACTGTTTTTGTTCCTTTGAGATATGCAAAATTTACTTCATGACCAAGTTCTTTCAATCCTGCCATCAAATGTTCACAGTGATTAATAATTCCACCAAAGTTGTTAAAGGTATGCATTACCATTAAAATTTTCATGTCCAAAGTCCTTGTCTAATTTTAATCAAACGAATCATCATGTCTTCGTCTTCTTGCTCATAGCGTTGCTCAATTTCAGTGCACAAGTCAAGTGCCTTTTTAGTTTCTTCTCTTTCTTCTTCGGTACGATCCTCGTAGTCAAAGAATCCTTTGTCAGCCTCGCGACGCTTATTGCAGATAGCAGTCCAACCAGAAATCTCGTGTGGGTCAGGACGCTTTGGTCTCTCAACAGTCCACCATGTATATAGATCTAGTATTTCTTGCGCTTTGATGGCTTGACTAGT